TAAGAGCAGAGCCAATCGCCTCATTGTACGAGCAAGAAAGAGTACATCACATGGGAGTTTTCCCTGAGTTGGAATCTCAAATGTGCACTTTCACAGGACAATTGAAACCTTCGCCAGACAGATTAGATGCTTTAGTTTGGGGTTTAACAGAACTAAGCAAATCTAGGGGGGAGATAAATTGGAGGATAAGCTAAGAGGTAATCATGGCATTAATAGATAACATAAGGAATATTTTCAGACCGCAGCAAAAATCCATGCAATCAAATATGGTTGGCTATTTTGGTGTAGGTTCAGGAGATGCTAAGAATTATAAGTATCAAGACCTAGCCAAAGAAGGCTACATGAAAAACGCAATAGTCTTTCGTTGCGTAAATGAGATTTCAAAGGGAGCAGGTGCAGTCAATTTTATGGTCAAATCAGGCGACCAAGTAATTGAACAACACCCATTGATTGACCTTTTAAACAGACCAAACCCACAACAATCATACTCAGAGTTCTTCAACAGTCTATTTGGGTTTTTACTTTTAAGTGGAAATGCTTATGTTTTAAAAGTCGGCTCAGATGTTGGTGCACCTAGAGAGTTACATCTTCTTAGACCTGACAGAATACAAATTAAAGGTGGTGGCAAACCTATACCGCAAAGATACGAATATATAGTCAATGGCAGAGTGCAAGATGTTTTTGATGTTGACCAAGACACAGGTTTTTCAGATATAAAGCATATAAAACTTTGGAATCCACTTGATGATTATTATGGGTGTTCGCCTTTACAAGCAGCAGCAGTGGAAGTAGATCAACATAACCTCTCTTCAAAGCACAATATCAACCTTTTGAATAATGGAGCAAGACCAAGTGGAGCTGTGATATTCAAACCAAAAGATGATCAAGGCTTCACAGTCAACCTTACAGAAAGCCAAAGACAACAACTGCTGACAGACTTAAATAACAGATTTGTAGGCACAGGCAATGCAGGGAGACCTATGCTGTTAGAAGGCGACTTTGATTGGAAAGAAATGGGTCTATCGCCAAAAGATATGGACTTTATTAATCTCAAGCACATGAGTGCCACAGATATTGCTCTTTGCTTCGGTGTGCCAAGTCAGCTCGTTGGTGTGCCTGACAATCAAACTTACTCAAATGTGGCAGAGGCTAGATTAGCTTTGTATGAAGAAACAATCATTCCGCATCTGAAACTAATCCAATCAGACTTGAATGAGTGGCTTGTGCCTATGTTTAGTGATGCTCTTGATTTTCAATACGACATTGATGCCATACCTGCATTAGCAGAAAGAAAAAGAAAAACTTACGAAAACATAACCTCTGCGGTAAATGCAGGAATTATGACAAGAAACGAGGCAAGGGAGATTATAGGACTTTCCCCTGTCAATGGCGGTGATGATATCTATATATCTGCAACTCTATTCCCACTGGGAAGCGAAGCCCCAGAAGAACCTGAAAATCCATTGGAAGAAGATGATGAGAAAGAATATGAAGATTTTCTTAAAGACGATGATTTAACGAACTTCCCAAAAGCAGGGGACAATAAAAAAATTAGTCTAAGAAATTCAAACTATCCTCAATTCAGTTATGAGTTTGCCAAAAATACTAAGGAAGAAGGTGTTGGGAAACAAATTTGGAAAGCAGGTGGCAATATAAGGGGCAATGAAGCATTTGTCTTATGGGGTAGAGCAAGAGAAGGCTCTGAAACACCTGCAGTTCTATCATGGATAAAAGAAAGAGAAGCATGGGCAGCAAGGCATTTCCGAGATGGTCAGGCTTTCAAAGATGGTTCTAAAGAGCCGAACTTGTCTAATGTGGGCGGAGTGGTAGCTCAACTAAAATGGGGAGTAATAGGAACTCTTGGCGAACAAGGCATGAAAGATGTGATTCTTGAACTCACAAAAAAACTTGAAGGTAGAAAGTGGCTTGAAGATTTAGAGCTACCTTTTGAAGAGGGTTGGTGGATTGACTCGGTTGAAGATACCAAGCAAGTATCAGCCAAAGTAAAAGAAGCTCTCAAAAATAAAGTAGATGAACACAACGAGAAATATGGCGACAATCCTAAAAAAAGAGCCACAGTTAGAATGTTAGAAGCTGTATTCCGAAGAGGAGTGGGAGCCTTCAACACGAATCCAAGTTCGGTTAGACCTGCAGTAAGAAGGCAAGGTGGAGCTGATCGTTGGGCTTATGCTCGCGTGAACAGTTTCCTTTTTGCTTTAAGAACAGGCAGACATCAAGGCGGCAAACACGACAACGATCTTTTTCCTAAAGGACACCCATTGAGTTCTAAATGAAGCAGACTCATCAAAAAAAAAGTCCAAAAAGACTTTAGCTGATTTAAGAAAACAACAGATGCTAAGACAACACAATCAATGAATTTAGCAAGGGAACTAAAAAAACTTTTCAACTTCCGACAAGGAAGAATAAACAGAGCAAAAGAAGTTAGACAACAATTAAGAATAAGAAGAAACTTAGAAAGAATCTTGTTAAGAAAGCTAACCAGTCTTTTAAGAAAAGCAGTCAGAACAAGAACATTTATTTATCAGGAAACTGGTGTCTTTGAAAAAGATGTTTTGGTTGGAGCAATAAACGAAGAACTTTTTCCAGTAATGTTACAACACTTCAAAAGAATTTTTCGTATGGTTTATGATATGAATGAAGCTAAGTACAAAGATTTAATTAAAGAAGAAGCATTAGTTTTTGATAGAAATGTAGATATTGATAACTTGGCTAATGAGTATTTTCGCTCAAGAGAACTTTTTCTAGTAGGAGTTTCAGATAGATTGGCAAGGAGAGTTGATAAAATTATTAAAGATGGTAGAGCAAACAATCTAACGCTACCGCAAATAGCAAAAGAGATAGATAAAATCATTCTTCCAATAATCAGAAGCAGAGGAGCTTTAATAGCAAGAACTGAAACACATAACGCAGCGAGTTTTGCTAATCATTCTTATCATCAAAAGGTTAAAGATGATTATGCAATTCCTATGGTCAAACAATGGGTGGCAACAAACGATTCAAGAACAAGGTCTATTCATGCTGAAGCTAACGGACAAAGAGTTGGCATGGATGACGATTTTGTCGTTGGCGGATTACCAATGGCATATGCAGGCGATGCAAGAGGCGGAGCCAAAAATGTTATTAACTGTAGATGTGTGATAATCTATGCCGATGAAAATGATATTGTTAATTGATAACAATTTATAATACAATTTATTATGCCGATACCGAAACCAAGTAGGGATGAAAGCAGAGAGGATTATTTAAACAGATGCATGGGAGATAGCACTATGACTGATGAATATGATCAAGATCAAAGGTACGCTGTCTGTGCAAACGCATACGATGACTCCAAAGGGAATGACCAAGCTAAACAAGAACTGAGGGACGATGTCTTTACGACAGAAGCCGAAGCGGAAGCAAGAGCAGAACAAATAGGCTGTTCAGGCACACACTCACACACAGAAGATGGTAAAACAGTATATATGCCTTGTGCATCGCACGATGCGTACATCGCTGCGGAAGGGAGAGATGTGAGCGGTTATAACGATGATGACGATGACAAGAAAAAGCCGAAGAAGCCTAAGAAAAAAGAAGATTGCTCTTGTAATGAGACAAAAGATTACGAGACTCAGATTCAATTCAAAGCCGATATAAAAATGCCGATGGACGATGAAGAAAAAGAGGAAGGTGTTTTTGAGGGGTATGGCTCTGTTTTTAACAACACGGATTTAGGCAATGACGTCATAAAAAAAGGAGCTTTTGAAAAATCTTTGAAAAAGAAAGGTCCAAAAGGTGTGAAGATGCTTTATCAACACAAATCAGATATGCCTATAGGAGTTTACGAAGAAATAAGAGAAGATGAAAAAGGTCTTTATGTGAAAGGTAAATTAGCGTTAGGTACACAAGCAGGTAAAGAAGCCTTTGAACTGATGAAGATGGGAGCTTTATCTGGATTATCTATTGGTTTTAGAACCAATGAAAAAGGTTATCACTATGACAAACGCACAAGAAAGCGAATCATAGAGGAAGTAGAATTAATGGAAGTATCTTTAGTAACTTTCCCCATGAACCCTAGAGCGCAGGTGGAAATGGTGAAGTCAGAAGATATTACTATTAGGGAATGGGAAAATGGAATGCGAGATGCTTTCAATCTTTCTCGTTCAGAAGCAAAGGTGGCTGCAAAAGCAGTTCACGAGGTGTTTGTTCAACGAGATGTTGAAGAAGATACTGAATTGGTAGATGCCATAAAAAATTTAACCCAAACTTTAAAAACTTTATAAGGAGCTTTGATATGACTGAAGAAGTTATAAAAGACGCTCTCAGCGAGTACGGAAAGGCTTTTGAAGAATTCAAAAAAGCAAATGACGAAAAGCTAGAGCAGATTGAAAAAGGTTTGAGTGATCCTTTGTTGGACGACAAGATTGAAAACATTGAACAAAAAATGAATTCTCTTGAAGATTTCAACCAAAGAGTTACACAATCCGAAAAGGCTCAAGAGCAAGTAAATGAAAAGTTAGCTAACTTAGAAACTATTATCAAAAGACCAAACTCTGGTTTTGATACTAAGCAAGTTGACGAGCATTGCATGGCTTTTGAAAACTATTGCAGAAAAGGTTTTGACGCATTGGATGATGCTGAAAAGAAAGCCTTAACTGTAAGCAATGATAGTACTGGTGGATATCTTGCTCCACCTGAGTATGTAAGAGAGTTACTAAAAACTGTAACTGAAATCTCTCCTATCAGATCAATAGCAAGAGTAAGAAGC